CCCGTTTCTAACAGACAGGCGCAATGAATTGGCTCGGTTTCTGGATAAGAAGGAGATCGGCAACCGTCCGATTATGGCGGGCAACATTATGCGCCAGCCTGCTTATCGTGATCAGGAGATGCACGTCATCGGGGATTTGAAAGGCGCGAACAAGATCCACGAGCAGGGGCTTTGGATCGGTGTCATGCCCGCCATCACAACCGAGATGTTAGACTATGTAATCGAGGCGTTCCATGAGTTCTATGCCTAGAGTTCTGATAACCGGCGGGACGGGCTTTGTGGGTACGTGGATGTCAAAGACGCAGCCTGACGGCTTGGACTGTTACTACATTAATCGAAAGCAGTATAACGACAGATTGTATGAATATCTTTACGATGTCGATTATATTGTTCACTTAGCACCCGCTAAGGTTGGTCACATTATACAAAAGGCTAGAATGTCGGGAGCGCGTCTTTTATATTGTTCATCTGGAATTATTTACTATGACATTGATTCAGATTACAGAAGGATGAAACTAGAAGGCGAGAGAAGGATGAGAAATTCACGAGTTGATTATGTCATCGCCCGCCTGTTCACCTTCTTTGGTGATGGGTTGGACGATGGCAAGGCATACAGCCAGTTTGTCAAGGCGGCGCGGGAAGGCAGACCGCTTCAGGTGTGGGGTGACGGGTCAACCGTGCGCTCCTACATGCACGGCTCTACAATGGCGAGACGGATGTGGGAATTGCTGCTAACTGGGGAATCAGGTCATGCGTATGATGTCGGCAGCACCCGCCCGCAGACAGTGTTACGACTGGCACAGCGTATCAGCGCATTTACAGGCGCACCGATTGAGTTTGTTGATAGGGATGTACCGATGCCCTACTATGTACCGAAAGGAAACCAATGAGAAACTGCCCCGTTTGTAAAAGTGCCAAACGTTCGTTCATTTGGCGTAGTGATTTTCTTGTCCCTGATGGATGGACAAAGCCGCCCTACCTGGATTGGGTCAAGTGTGAATGCGGGATGATATACGGCGACAATCCCGATGTGACGCAGGAGGATTACAACACTTATTATAATGAGCGCTATGGGTACGGTGTGGTGGATGACTTCTGCAAACATCGGCTGGCGCTGCGGGCGGGCTACATCCGTGACCATTTCAAGAGAAAATCAAGGATCGTTGACTTTGGCGGGGGTGACAGCGGATTGGAGCGGCTGTTGCGAAACGTCGGCTTTGAGGATGTGACCACGTATAACGTCGGGGATGTCATGCCGCAAGATGTGGACTGTATCATTGCCGAGCATGTACTGGAACACATCTACGACCTTGAGACTGCCATGCAGTTGATAACCAACTCCCTCAAGGATGACGGCGGGCTGATCATTGACATCCCCGATGCTGGGCGGGCTGCGTTCAATTTACCCGCTGAAATGCCGATGCTGGACTACCACCAGGTACACATCAACCACTTTAGAATAAACGACATGTTGTCTCTGTGCCAGCGCTTCGGCTTTGAGTTGTTCGAGACTGACTTATACAAGGAACGCTTCATGCACGCCCGCTTTTTTGTATTTTACAAGTCGGCTGATATTGCCGGATCGTCAAAGGCGTTCGTACAGAAGAACATGGCTGAGAAGGTTGCCAAGATCAAGGAACTTGGTGACAGGGAGTTGATACTGTGGGGATGCGGCGATATTGCCCTGCACCTGCTGACGCAGTGCGAGCCGAACATACAATACTTCGTGGACAATGACCCGGCTTACAGGGGGCAGACGATAAACGGATTACCCGTCAAGGAACGCCCCGACACGGACCACCCCATCTTGATTGTCTCCCAAAGCCAGAAACAGTTATTAATTGACAACATCAAGGCAATGGGTGTTGAGAACGAATTGATTGTTATATGATCGCCCTTGTCACTGGCGGCTCGAAAGGTATCGGGCTGGCGACGGTTCGGCTGCTGATGAGGCGCAGGTATAAGGTTGCTGTCATTTCCCGCCAGCCTGTGGATTGTGACTTGTTCATTCAAGGCGATTTGGAGAAGGCACAGGACAGGTTTAGGCTGATCGAGCGGGTTGTGGATGGGCTGGGCGGGCTGGATATTCTTGTCAACAACGCAGGCGCACAGAAGCAGAATACAGCCGTCAAATACGAATATACACAACTCAAGAAAGATTTTGAGTTGATGGTGGTTGCCCCGTTCGACCTGTCCCAGCAGGCGGGCGCATACATGATGAGGACGAAGGGCGGCGCGATTGTCAACGTCCTGTCAACCGCCGCATTGCAGGGTGCTAGAAACATATCCGGTTACATCGCCGCCAAACACGCCCTGCTTGGTATAACTAGATCCATGGGTGTCGAGTTTGCGCCAAAGGTGCGTGTCAATGCGGTGGCTCCTGGGCTGACAGATACCGAGATGACGGCAGCAATCCCACAGGAACGCAGGGATTTTTTGAACAGTATCACCCCGGCAGGACGGTTCGGGACGCCCGATGAAGTTGCAGAGGCTATACTGTACGTGTCAAAGGCTCAATTTATGTATGGACAAACTTTAGTATTGGATGGAGGATGGATGGTGAAAAATGGATAGAATCGAAGCCAGAGACTTGAGGGGTGAGCGCACGGTGGATATTGTCAAGGAATTTCCTTTAGACACGCCGTTGACGATGTTCATCGAGCCGACCAATGCCTGCAATTATCGCTGTACGTTCTGTCCCACCGGACACCCTGACCTTCTTCGCCAGGTGGGACGCAAGAATACATTGATGGATTTCGAGGTATATAAAACGCTGATCGATGGCATTGCCGAGTTTCCGAAGCCGCTCAAGATGCTGAACATGTACAAGGACGGGGAAAGCCTGATACATCCCCGATTTACAGATATGGTGCGATACGCTAAAGACTCAGGTATTAGTGAGCAGATATGGGTAAAAACAAACGGGCAGTTATTATCACCCGAATACAACCAGCGCCTTGTCCGTTGCGGGCTGGATATGGTCGGGATCAGCGTCAACGGTGTAAATTCGGAATCGTTCTTCGAGATTACACGCGTCAATGTGAATTATGAGAAGTTCAGGGCGAACGTTCTGGACCTGTACCAGCGGCGCGGATTTATGAAAGTCAGTTGCAAGATCGCTGACACCAACCTGACAGATTGGCAGAAGCAGAAGTTTCTGGATGACTTCGGGGATCGTTGCGATTACATTGCCATCGAAGGGCTGCACGGTTGGAGTACATCGGAAGTGTACGATTGGAAGCTGGGGACGGATCAATCCTTTGACGGTACACCCAGGCAGAATAAGATCGCCTGTCCACTAATCCTGTACATGTTGACGGTCTCGAGCAATGGTGATGTGTCCATCTGCAACGACGATTGGGCGCACTATCACCAATTGGGCAACATCCACGATGACACCATTGCCGACATCTGGCAGGGCGTGAGCCTGAAACGCTTTAGAAGGATGCACCTAAGCGGCAAGCGGGAAGATAATCAGGCTTGTGCTAATTGCGATTACATGCAGGCTTTACCGGATAATATTGACGAAAGTTTATCTATGCTATTGCAGAAACTTACATAGTGTAGTAAACTAATTACAACTAAATAGAACGCCGCTAGACTTTGTACCGGCTTTGTCCTCCCAGAAATGGGCGGGCGAAGCCGGTTTTTTGTCGTTAAGCGGGAGGAGTGCAAATGGATGATGAGCTTGTTTATTTCAGTGATGAATTGAAGGCATTGGGAGAGGGAAAGGTGGGTGGTTTCCTGGTGCGCTATTCGACTGCAAATGATCCTGATTTGGTGGGTGATTATTTCGACGCCAAATCCACCATTGAGGTATCTGACAATATGCCGCTTCTCTACAATCACGGCATGGACTCAACCATCAAGAAACGCCGCATTGGAAAGGTGACGCGCGTCGAGTACCAGGATGCGGGCGTTTGGGCTGAAGCGCAGATGAATATGCGGGACGATTACGAGAAAGCCATTTATGCGATGGCAGAAAAAGGCAAGCTGGGATTTAGCTCCGGTGCGTTGTCCCACCTTGTCGATCGTGAACCAGCGGGGAAAGCCTGGCACATCAAGACATGGTTCATTGGGGAGGCAAGTCTTACCCCCACCCCGGCAGAATACCGGAACACAGTACAGAGCATGAAATCGTTGCTACCGTCTGAAGATGCGGCGTTGCCCGATGCAGACGAGAAACAAAATACCAAAACGGAGATTGACATGGAAGATGAGATCAAATCCGCCGTTGATTCGGCGGTAGCGGAAGCGCTCGCCAAGCGTGACGCAGAACAAAAGGCGGAAGCTGAAAAACAGGCTGCCTTGAAAGCGGCGGAGGAAGAAGGCTACAAAAAAGCCGTCGATGACATGAAGAACCAAAAAGCCCCTGCTTTCAATACGCTGACTGAACCCGGCTTCAGTGAAGAAAAGGACGCGGTCCCCGCGTTCAAGCATTGGGTTGCCACCGGACAGGTGAACGGCGGGCTGATCGCCCCTGATTCGTCCTTTGGCAACATCAAGGATGCGAAAGCGGCATGGAACGTGACCACAGGCGCAAGCGGTGGTTACCTCGTCCCTGACCCGCTCTATAACCAGATCATCGCCAAGCGTGATATTTCCTCGTTTGTGCGGCAGTTGCCTGTTCAGAAGTTTGTCACCCAGGCAGATCATTTGCTCGTTCCGAACGAGGGAACCAGCCTGACAAACTTCGTCCTGACAGCCGAAGCCGCTGCCTATGATGAGGAAGAGGCGACAGTCGGACAGGTGGACTTGGTACTTTACAAGTACACCAAGATGACAAAGGTATCTGAAGAGTTCCTGATGTACAACACCACGAACTTCGACTCCTGGCTTGTGCAAACCCTCGGGCGCGCGGAAGCAGCCACAGAGAATACGATTTTCCACAGCGGGACCGGAACTGGTCAACCGCTTGGTATCGCTGACTCATCCGGCTCCACCGTCGCCAACACCCTAGCCACCGCTGACACCATCCTGGCCACCGAATTGGCTGCCTTTATCGGCTATTTGGGCGCGGGCTACAACGTCCCGGCTGAGTGCGGGTTCGTGATGGCAAATGTGACCAAGTGGTACTTGCGCGGTGTGCAGACAACCGCAGGCGGTTTCGCTTATCAGACCACACCTGACGGCATGATTTCAGGTGATCGCCTGTTGGGTTATCCCATCGTTATCAATGATGATGTGTCACCGTACACCACCAACGCCGCCAAGATCATGTTCTTTGGCAACTGGAACTACTACGGCGTTGTTGAAAAACCCGGCATGATCGTGCAGCGCAACCCCTACCTGTATATGGCAAACGGACAGATCGGTTTGTTCGCCTCCATTTTCCGAGGTGGTTCAACGCTTCAACAAGAGGCGATTTACTACCTGACCAACCAGACCTAAGTGAGGTGATGATATGAAACGAAGTCCTGATCAAGAAGATGTCCAACTCGCGATGTCCGTTAGCACGACCAGCGGCGCGTTGGTTGGG